AAAGATAAAGGAGTTGTAAGAACTAATGTCCAAGGTTGGCATTCACATACAAATATGGCTGAGTTACCTGAGTATGCAAAACTTGTTGATATGTTATACTCTGCACAAAGAACTATTTATGATCAAGAACATTTAAAATCAGAACCTTACTTAGGCAATATGTGGGCTAACATTAATCCACCAGGAGGAATGAATAGAGCACATCAACATCCTAATTCATTATGGTCAGGAGTTTACTATATAAAAGCCCCTAAAAACTGTGGTGATTTAAAAATAGATGATCCAAGATCATCAGCTGCAATGTGCAGACCACAACAAAAAGAAGGAAAATTACCTGATAGATTATGGAGAGAAACACACTATGAACCAAAAGCAGGACGTTTAATTATGTTTCCATCTTGGTTGATGCATTGTGTTGATCCTAATAAATCTAATGATATAAGAATATCTGTGTCGTTTAATTTTTTACAGAAAGGGATGATGGTATGACATTTCAACAACAAAAATATCAAGTAATTAAAAAAGCTACATCATATGAATTAGCTAACTTTATTCTTAATTATTTATTACTTAAAAGAGATGCTGTTAACTACATGTATCAAAACAACATACATTCACAGTCCCCGATCCTTGGAACATGGACTGATAAACAAATACCAAATACATTCTCTTGTTATGGTGATTTTGTAATGGATACTTTGTTAGTTAAAATGTTGCCTGTAATGAAAAAACATTCAGGATTAGATTTGATACCAACATACTCTTATGCAAGAGCCTATAAAAAAGGCGATGAACTTAAAAGACATAAAGATAGACCTAGTTGTGAGATATCATGCACACTTAATCTAGGTGGTGACCCATGGCCTATATTTATAGATGGCACAGGATCTAATAATGTTATTGATGAATACAAGAATATACACAAACCAAACGCTCCAGCGGGTACTAAAGTCTTGCTTGAAGTAGGGGATATGTTAGTATATAGTGGCTGTGAACTTGAACATTGGCGAGAGCCTTTTGACGGTAACATATGTGGCCAAGTATTCTTACATTATAACCATGTAAACGGCCCATTTGCTGATAAAAATAGATTTGATGGACGTCCTATGTTAGGTCTACCATCAGGCATTAAATAGTATTATAATGGAGCCATATGCTACAAAAGATAGGATTTCAACCTGGATTCAATAAACAAGTAACAGAAACCACAGCCGAAGGACAATGGGTTGGTGGAGATAATGTTAGGTTTAGATACGGAACCCCTGAGAAGATAGGTGGTTGGCAACAATTAGGTGAATCAAAATTAACTGGAGCTGCAAGAGCTTTACATCACTTGGTTAACAAAGCTGGTAATAAGTTTGCAATCATAGGTACTAATAGAATTTTATATGCGTACACTGGTGGTGTATTTTATGACATTCATCCAATCAAATCTACAGTTACATTAACCAATGCATTTAGTACAACGAATGGTTCAGCAACGGTTACTTTAACATTCAGCACGGACCATGGAGTACAAGAAAACGATATTATTCTTTTAGATAATTTTACAGCTATAACTAATTCAAATTATTCTGCATCAGATTTTGATGATAAAAAATTTATGGTAGCAAGTGTACCTACATCTACTACTTTAACTATTACAATGCCATCAGCTGAGACTGGATCAGGAGCAACTTTATCAGGTGGTATTAGAGTAAGACATTATTATCCCGTAGGACCTGCAGAACAATTACCTGGTTTTGGTTGGGGACTAGGTTCATGGGGCGGAACAGTAACAGGTGAAGCAACTACAACTTTAAATGGTGGTATTAATGCTATCACAACAACTATTGTATTAACAGATGCATCTTTGTTTCCAAGCTCGGGTACTAACTTTGTACAGATAGGATCAGAAGAAATTTCATACACAGGTATAAGTGGTAACACTTTAACAGGAGTTACAAGAGGAGTTAGAAACACAACTGCTGCAACACATTCTAATAGTGCAACAGTAACTGATAGTTCTGATTATGTAGCATGGGGTGAAGCTGCATCTGGTGACTTAGTTATAGATCCAGGTCTATGGTCTATTGATAACTTTGGTGATAAAGTAATTGCACTTATACATAATGCTCAAGTATTTGAATGGGATTCAAATGCAACAGGTGCTGTTAATAATAGAGCAACTATTATTTCAGGTGCACCGACAGCATCACGTGATATGTTAGTATCAACACCTGATAGACACTTAGTATTTTTTGGAACTGAAACAACTATTGGAACACCTTCTACACAAGATGAAATGTTTATTAGATTTTCAAACCAAGAAGATATCAATACTTATCAACCAACAGCAATTAACACTGCTGGTTTTCAAAGACTTGCAGATGGATCTAAAATTGTAGGTGCGGTTAGAGGTAGAGATGCAATGTATGTTTGGACAGATACATCTTTGTTTACAATGAGGTTTATTGGTCAACCGTTTACTTTTGGTTTCCAGCAAGTAGGAACTAACTGCGGATTGATTGGACAGAACGCTGCATTAGAAGTTGATGGTGCTGCATATTGGTTTTCAGAAAATGGTTTCTTTAAATATTCTGGTAATTTAGAGACTATGGTTTGTTTGGTAGAAGATTTTGTTTTTGACGATTTAAATACAACAGCTAACCAATTAATAAACGTTGGACTAAATAATTTATTTGGTGAGATAACTTGGTTTTATTGTACATCAGGATCAACAATAATTAATAGATGTGTAACCTATAACTATATGGATTCGTCCCCTCAAAGACCTGTTTGGACAACAGGAAGTTTAGCAAGAGGAACATGGCAAGATTCATCTGTATTTGGTTTACCTCATGCAACATTTTTTAATACGGATGACAATGCATCATTTGATGTAGTTGGTAATACTGAAGGAAGTACAATATATTTTGAACATGAAAAAGGAACTGATGAAGCACTAGCAACTGGAACAAATACAGTAACTTCTAATATTGAATCAGGAGACTTTGATATTACACAAGCAAGATCATCTCGAGGCCAACAAACAGGTGTTGCAACGTTTCAAGGAGATGGTGAATACTTAATGAAAATAAGAAGATTTATACCTGACTTTTTAGCACAAACAGGAAATACTCAGGTTACACTACAATTAAGAAATTATCCAAATAGCTCACAAGCAAGCTCACCTCTTGGACCCTTTACAATTACATCATCTACTGATAAAGTAGATACACGTGCAAGAGCAAGAGCTATGTCTTTGAAGATTGCCAATACTGGTGCTTCTCAAAGTTGGAAGCTTGGTACTTTTAGATTAGACACGCAACCAGACGGAAGAAGATAATGGCAACTTTAGCAGAATTAGCACAAGCATATTTAAACCAAAAATTACCAGATATTTCTGGTATTTTTTCATTACCTCAAGCTACTACACCAGTTACAGGACCTATAGTCCAAGAACCAATTACAGCTCCTGGATTAACGCCTGAACAATTAAGATTATTATATAGTCAACAATCTGGTGGAGGTGGAGAAAGAGATAATTATATAGGTGGAGGAATATTTGGTAATTTAGATTTATCTAGATCAAAAACTATTACTAAAGATGTTTATGATGAAGAAGAAGGTGATTTTGTTCCAACAGAATTAACTGCTTACTTTAATCCTCAATTAGGAAATTATCAAACTCTTGAAGGTAAAAATATAAATCCAGCTTTTTCAAATACTGGTGCAACTTTTGGTATTGGTGGAGGAATTATGAATATGTTAGGCATGACGCCTAAAACAGTTGGTGGTTTTGTACCAGGTTCTATAAGAGGATTTTATGATAGCCCTATAGATATATTTAAAGGAAACAAGAATGAACAAGCAAGAACAACTTTACAAAAAGCTAAATCTTTAAGAGAAGATAGAGAGAGAGCTGAAAAATTAAGAGCAATGAGAGAAGTAGCTTCTGCTCCTGCTTCTACTTATAGACCAGGTACAACTCAAAGACCAGGAAGTGGAGGAGGAAGAGATGAAGGATCATCACCATCACCATCACCATCTCCCAAAAATAGTTCACAAGCAGGTGGATCATTTAATAAATTAGGTTTCAGTGATATTAGATTAAAAGAAAATGTAGAGTTAATTGGTAAATCACCATCTAATATTAATATTTATAAATTTAATTACAAAGATAACCCAATGACTTATCAAGGAGCAATGGCTCACGAAGTGCCTTGGGCATCAGTTAAACATTCTAATGGTTATATGATGATTGATTACAATCAAATAGATGTGGAATTTAAAAAATGGCAAAAGTAACAGTAGTATTTACCAGACCTAGTAAAGAATACAGACAGCAAGATGCTGATTCTTTAGTTAGAGATTTAGACGGATTGATTGAAAAATTAAACTCTACATTTCAACAAGAACTAAGAGATGAATCACAAAGATTTACTTGGTTCATGAGCAGTAAAAGTGAAACATAATGGCTAACAAATATAAAAACGCACAATTTGATTTAACTACAACTGATGCTACAGATATTTATACTGTGCCATCTGAGTCTAGAGCAATCATACAAAACATACATGTTGCTAATGTTGGAGCAGGGAATGTTGAAATTAAAGCATTTATATTTGATACATCTGCAAGTAGAGCTTACCAGTTTGCTGAACACACTGTAAACTCAGGTAATTCTAAATCTGTATCAGACGGTACAATTATATTAGAAGAGAGCGACAAGTTACAATTACAAGCAGCTTCTGCTGATATATTTGAAGGCACAGTATCAATATTAGAATTTGATAGGACTTAATATGATAGAAATAAAACCAGAAAAAATAATAGAAACAATAACCAACCTTAAAACAGGTGAAGAATACAAGGACGATAACGAGTGGAAATCAAAAGGAATAGCAGAGGAAGATATAAGAAGAGATATAAAAGTTATTATGCCAAGCCTTGATATTTTCGGAAAAACAAAATAAACTAATAAAACTATGCCAATTTCAAGAATGCAAATGCCCAGACAATTAAGAAGAGGTGGTGGAATAATGGAAGTCGCACCGAGACAAGGAGCACTATTGGGTGGCCTTAAAAAAGCTGTTAAAGGTGTTGCTAAAGGTATCGGTAGCGTTCTTAAATCAGATTTAGGTAAAGCTGCATTAATTGGTGGAGGCTTATTTGGTATACCTGGAACCTCTTTTGGAGGTTTATTAGGTAGAGGAGAAGGTAGTTTCTTATCTAATTTATTTTCTGGAAAAGCAACAGGTTTAAAAGAATTATTGGGTGGAGAAAAAACACTAGGCAAGACTCTTGGAGT